GGATTGCTGAGAATTATAATCCGCAACATTAATATTGTTAGGGTCAATTGTCGCACCTAGATGGCTCGTATCAATGGATAACGAATTAGCAGCCTCTGTTAAAGCGTCTTGCATTGTATAAGCATCCTCTTCGATACCGCCAGCAATACCTCGCGGAATCCAGCGACCTACTGCATCACGACCCCAACGAGAGGGAGAATGAATGCCGAAGAATCCGAGAACGTTGTCTTTAAATCCGCCTAACACACTTTTAGCAGCGTCCCATAATCCTCCTGCAGCACCACTAATACCACCAGCGATACCGCGAATAATATCCATCCCTACACTGCCCCAGTTAATGGACGTAAATGCGTCTTTTAAACCAGTGATAAGTGATAAGCCTGTTTCAGCCATTAGTCCAATATTGCCTGCAAACGCAGAAACTAACGCCCCAATAATCTGTGGCACAGCACGGGCTACAGTAGTCATAATCAGCGGTAAGTTTTGCACTAAAGCCACCAATAACTGCACGCCTGCGTTGATAATCTTATCTAAATTACCTAATAGCGCAGTGGACATAGCGTTAACAATTTGAGGCATTACTCTAGTAATTGTTGTAATAATCACTGGCATATTTTGTACTAAGGCAATGAGTAATCTCACGCCTGCATCAATTAATTGAGGTATCGCACTAACAACTGCATTAACAACATTTTCGACAACAACCGGAATCACTGCAACTATTTGGGCAATGATTGTAGGTAAAGCTGTAACTAATGCCGTTAATAATTGGATACCTGCATCGATAATAATCGGAATTGAATTAACCAGAAAAGTAACTAAACTAGTAATCAATTGTGGCAAGCTATTAATCAACATTGGGATACCAGCGATTAAACCTTGTGCTAGTCCTAAAATTAACTGCAAAGCTGCATCTAATAGCATTGGCAAATTATCAATCAAGCCTTGAACAATCGTGATAATCGCTTGTACTGCCGCAGGAATCAACGTAGGCAAAGCCTCTCCAATTCCAGAAACTAAAGTCGAAATTAATACAATAGCTGCTTCAATCAATAGTGGTAAATTATCAACAATCGTTTGGACGATTGTCATAACCGCTTGAACAGCAACAGGAATGATTTCAGGTAATAGGCTTAGCAACGTTTGTAACACTTGACTAAACAGGTCTGTAACTGCTGTTAACAGTGTAGGTAATAATTCCCCTATTGCTGTTAATAAACCGTTAATTACAGTTGGTAAGGCTGTTACGATATTTTCTAGCACAGGAGTAATGTTTTTAACCACATAGCCAAATTGTTCGACTAAATCATTAACCAACTTACCAACATCTGCGTTGGCATTCCCCATACCTGCTAATAAGTTAGTCCAAGCCGAACTCATACCTGCAATAGACCCGCTGATTGTTTCAGTTGCTTCAAGTGCTGTGGTACCTGTTATGCCCATCTCTGTCTGCATAACGTGAATCGCTTCGGTAACATCCGCAAAGCTGGAAATATCGTATTTTATACCCGATATTTTTTCAGCATCTTCTAACAGGCGCTTCATTTCCTCTTGTGTACCGCCGTACCCTAGCTTAAGGTTGTCCAACATGGTGTAATTTTGCTTGGCAAAACCTTGATAGGCGTTTTGGATACTGGTGATATCTGATCCCATCTTATTGGCATTATCAGACATATCCGTTACAGCTTGATTGGCAACATCTGCTGCCTTTTCTGTATCTCCGCCAAGTGATTGTAGCAAACTAGCACTAAATCCCGTTACGGTCTCCATATACTCATTTGCTGACATACCAGCCGTTCGAAAGGCTTCGTCAGCATATTGTTGCACCTTTTTAGACGCTTCGCCGAAAAGAGTATCTACCCCACCGACTAGCTGTTCATAATCTGCATAGGCGGAAATAACTTGTTTACTAAGAGTGACTGCCGCAGTACCTGCAACTCCAACTGCTACTGCAGCGCCTGCACCAATAACTTTCAAACCATTACCCAATTTACTAAAAATACCACTGGAAGTTTTTGCTTTTCCAGTTGTCTCGTCGATGGCATCATTAGCTTGCTTATTATCCGCACTGATTTTCCCGAACATCTCAAAAATATTAAATGCCAAAGCCATCACCTCCCATGTTATCCAACATATTCAAGGCGTTTTTGGCAGCCTTCTGAGCTTCTGATTCAACTTGCTCTTTCGATTTGTTGCTATCCATTGTCTTTTGTTTAAAGTCGTTAAACGAGCCTTCTCTATATGGATTCGATAGATAAATCGCCCAAAGCCTTTCGTTTAGTTCTTCTTCAAACAAAGTCGTGATAAACTCAGGCGCGGCTTTCCATGACATAGTAGACAATAAAAAAGAGACCTCACTATATCGTTTGAATAGTGTGTCTCTAAATTTATGTATACCGCCGTGGTTCTGGACTAGAAGAGCAATTCTAATACTTCTTTCAATTCCGGCTTTAAGAAAAAATCCTTCACCAGTAAACTGTAAGTAACGATATTTGTTTCGCCAATTTCTTCGGGCGTTTTCCCTGTCAAATCAGCTAGAAAACCGTTCAATTCTGTTTTAATTTCGTTTGAATGTACCAAAATAAAATTCGCTGCTTTTCCTACAAAATTAAAACTTTGAGCAGAAATTTCTTCCTGAATGGATTTAATCTGATCTGCAAATGATTCTTGTTGTGATTCATCTTTGTTGCTAGCAATTAACGCTAACCCTTGCGCTTTTTGCGTTTGAATCTTAGCGACATCTTTTTGTTTTAAGAAATCAGTGACTAATTCAGTGACATTCAAGATATTGACAATTTCAATAATTTTGAAGATATCATTTGCCTGTAATTCACGCATTTTGTAGCCGACTAAACGCTCTTTAATTTTAGTGTTTTTTTCGGCTTTTTTGATTTCTAAAGCCTTTTTGTCAGCTTCCATCTGTTCTGTGGTTAGTTGTGCAACTTTTTCGCTCATTTAGCTTTGTCCTCCTCTGGCGCACCATCAACTTTTTTATTCGTTTTAATTGCTGTTTCATCAACTGGACCATCTTTAATCGGCTCAATTAAAACTTTTTTTAATTTGTTGTTTTTAGTAGATAGTTGTTTGATTCGTTTTTCGTTATCACTGGTATAAATATCACCTAACCAGTATTTTTTGCCTTTTTCAATAAATGGATAAATTACCTTGTATTTCAACATGTCTTCATCCTTTCTATGGCTCTAGTTCTGGCTCTTTTGGCATTAAAATCTTAACTGGTAAGGACATAGTGGAAATATCGTCAATCGGTGTACGTGCAGCAAACGTTAATGGATAAATCGATTCTGCTTTGTCCTTCACTTCCAATTCAAGCCCAGAAGTGCAGATTGCATGTTCCATGATAATGATTACTGGTTTATCAGAGCCGCTAATTGTGCCAATATAACCTAGATTACGAATATAATCTGTTGCTTCAATTTTTTGTTTCGGCGTAATCACGTCATAGCCTTCTGGAAAATCTGTTCCAGTTGATTCTGTCGAATTAGCAAATAATGCCATTCTAATATTTTCACGTGTATGCTCGATTACATTGATTTCAAATGTTCCTTCGCTTGATTCAATCATATCGCCGCCAACTGGTGTCGTGAATACACCGTCAACTTCTACTTGTCTTAGATTATTTTTAAGTGATAGCTTGGAACCTCCACTTGTAGCCCCTAATGGATCGTATGACCACTTTTTAGCTGTACTATCCCACTCTAAATTAAAAACTACGGCTCCCGCATTCAACAAGTAACGCTTAGGTGTATCCGCGGTATAACCGCTTTTTGGTAATGTTTCGCTAGTAATTGCCATTCTAAATCCTCCAATCAAATTTTGCATATAATTGTAACGCTCTTCGTTGTAAAGTATCAGACCTTGTTGGGATTGGGTTATAGTTGCGATATTCGATTTGCACAAGAAATTTATCTGTTAGTTGGTGAAATCCACCGTCCTGATTAAATCTCTCAATCATACCTGATACTGCTTTTTCAATATCAACGTCATTAGTACTGTTATCAAAAATATCCACATCAACATAAAATCCTTGACCAGTAAATGTTGTTGGTTCGCCGGTCAAAGAAAAAGTTTGATATGGATAATTGACTGTTTTCTTTTTATTTTTTAAATAATGCGACTCAGGGACAATTGTGCTAAATAGTCCCGTTAGATAGTTAATCACATCAATCTGTTGACTCATTAGCTAAATCCCTCCAAATATTTCTTTTGCTAAAGCTTCGATAGCTGAACGATTCTTGCGAAAAGCTGGACGTAAATACGGCTTAGGTTCTTGCCCCCAAGTAAAAAACCATTCGCCACTAGGGTCTTTATACATCCATCCACCTTTACGACCATTCCCATTTTCTGCGAATTCTCCTGTTCCGAATTCAACATAAACAGCATATTCAACGTTAGTCCCCACATATCCAGTTAATTCAGCTTCATCAACATGGTGGTCAATGGAGTTTCGTAGTCTAGCAGTTTGAACCGTTGCTAAGGCTACTGCTTGCCCTTCGACGAGAATACAAGCTTGGAATAGCCATTGGATTGTAGCGTCTTTCAGAGCTTCTTTTGCTTCGTCGGAATGGTCAATAAATTTCATCAAGCCCACCTCTTACAATAAATTTCTAAGTGGTCACTCAATTCCATCACGTCATCCACAAAGGTGATTTCATACGTGACGCCAGTCCGTGGGTTATAAATACGGTCAGTAGATTCAATCGTAAAGCTAGTGTCTTCTGTCAAAAAGATATGACTGGACGTGGCCAACAAACTGTTTTGGTACTGCTGTTCGTCAGAGCCTGTTAGAAGGTCTAACCAACCTAAAGGCGTGTGAACAGTTTCCCATTTATAAATTGGGTCGTTCAATTCGTCTGTTTCCCCAGTATCTACTTCTCGTTTAATTTCAAATGGGAACATTCTACCACCTCATCTTGCGATATTTATCAATAAATGACATCATAGCAGCAGGATAACCAGCGACTGTCTCCGCACTGTTTTGGTCATAGTAGGTTTCAGACATGCGAGAGACCGTTTTAGATTTCAAACCGATTTTATCTGCAGTTTTAGCATCGTATTTTAACAATCTTGTCACACCGAACACAATATCAGGAGGATATTCAATTTTAGTGATAAAGGCAGATTCGTCATTCCCGACAAACAAACGTGCGCCATCTCGCACAGTAATTGTATTGCCTTCTAAGGTTTTGACGACATACAAACCATTATTCCACTTACTACCGGACACTTGGATAGTATCACCAGTTCGCAAGCCTTCAACTTCATCGAAAACGACGATAGAGGTTTCTGAATCAAATCTTAAGTTACAAAATCGGACATTTAGATTTTGAAATGGATTGTTTGTTTCGGCGCGAATAGCCTGTTCAATCCCATCTAAACCCTCTTGTGTGATACTCGGATAAACAGCTTGAGCCTTTTCTAAAGAGATAATCATTGGTTAGCTCCTTTCTAAAAAGAAAAAGAGGTAGCTTATTTGCCATCCTCTTTCGCGTGGTCATCTAACAATTGCTTCAGCGTTTCATTTTTGGCATTACCGCTAAATTCTACACCCAATTCTTTCAACTTAGCTTTAGCCGCTTCACGGTCAAAAGGTTCATCTTTTTCAGATCGTAAAGCGTTTAGCTCTGCTTCTAAAGCTTCTTTTTCAGATCGTAAAGCGTTGTATTCTGCAACTGAGTAAGTTTTACCACCTGTTGCTGGTTTTACAACTTTATATGAGTTCGTTTTTCCATCTAATTCTACTACGTCATAACCTTCTGCTAAATAAAAAGCCTTATCTGTATCAGCTACAGACAAGACTCGATTATCTTTTTTCACTTTAATAGACATGTTTGCTCCCCCTTATTCTTCGATTACGAATGCTAAACCGTCATGTTTTGACTCGAACAATAATACATCATCGTATGATTGTTCGTAGTACAAGTAATTTCCGCTATTAGCCGCTGATGGTGCATCCAAACCTACAAAACTATATTTTTGAGGTGCAGCCATACAAGGAATATAAATCAAAAAGAAATGAATTTGTTTAGCTGTCGGGTCTGCAACAGCTCCAGTCGTGAAATCATACAATGTTTTCATGCGATCAGATGGAATTGGTGGTTCGATAGTCACTTCATCCAATCGGTTGATAATACGATTGATTTCCCCATTATTATTTTGAACTGGTACCGTACGAGAGAATTGTTGCAAGTTTTTGATTAGTGTTTTAACAGTTGGGGTACAGAAAATAGTACGTCCAACCGCTGGAACACCTTTTTCATCCATGTTAGTCATTAATTTATCAAAAGTAGCCAAGAAATTTGTTTCATCCAATGTCATTTGTTCAATACCTTGACCTGTGGCAATGGCATTCTTACGAGTAAATAACGTTGAAGTCATTTGTTTATCCATTTCAGGAATTTTTTCTTCGTCGTTATAAACTTTAGTTACATTGGCAATTGACACTACTTGATTCGTTTCATCGATATCTGACGGGTCAACTAAAGTAGACCAGTAGCGCTCGTTCGTCAATGTGTAATCTTCCCATTGATTTTCGTAATTCGCTTCAACGGAAGTAATTGAACGACGTACACGATCTTTACGTCCACCTGTAATTAATAACTTAGGAATTTTAACGGTTTTCGCTCCGGTGAATTTCAATTTTCCGTTCGATGGAGAATTCCATAATTTTTTTGTATATAATAACCCATTTGCAGCATAGCGTTGTTCCAAACCTTGTTGGTAAGCTTCTGCATAATTTACTACTGCTGGCATATTGTTTTCCTTCTTTCATTTATTATTTTGATTGTGGAATATCTGATGTGAAAGCATCAATCATAGCTTGTGTTGCATCGGGCTGTGATTGTTTCCCCTCTTTGGGGTCAGGATTTAAGGTTTTAAATCCATCTAATGGATCCTTAGGGTCTTGAGTTTCTTTTGCAAAATAATCTGGTAAAGCACTTTGCAAATCTTTCACTTTGTTTGCTAAGTCTTTGACGATTCCGTCTTTTCCTAGTTCCAAAGCGCCTAATTTAAATGTTGCATACTCAATATCTTTAGCGCCTGCATCACGCAAAACGTTGCTAACTTGGTGATTGATAACCAACTGTTTATTTTCAGTTTCCAATTGTTCCGCTTTAGATTTGTAGGTATCTAGCTCTTTTTGAACATCCGGATTGTCCT